CCCTTCCAAAAACCGCGGAAAAAAGTTGTTGACTCCGCAAAACTCCATGCTTTCCATACGGGACACACACCGATCTAACTGCTAGAACTAGCTCCGTGGAACCGGTTTACACTCAAGCTATTCACGATCGGATCGTGCTTCTGTTCAAAGCAGGAGTGTTCAAAATCCATGTCGCGCATGCATGCGGACTGACGGAGCCGGAGTTAGACATCTGGCTAGAACGCGGCCGGAAGTCCGCGGTCCGCGAACCATGGACACGGCTAGCGCGGGACGTAGATCGCGCGATCGCCGAAGATGCGATTCGTAATCAGACTACGATCAGCCGCGCGGCGACCGGACGAGCGGGTCCGGCCGGCGACTGGAAGGCGGCCGCCTGGAATCTCGAGCGGAAGCATCCGCGCCTATACGGCAAGCTAGCCGGGACGCTTCGGGAGCTCGAAGCCGGCGAACAGCCGCGGTCCCCTTTCCCGAAGCTAGCTAGCCTCTAGCTCCTAGCCTATGTCGGACCTACCGGTTATCCGGAGCGAAGGCCAAGCGCGCTTTCTACAAGTCACTGGTTCGCTTCGAGCTATCGCCGAACAGCTAGGAGTCCGGTCCCCGCAAAGCGTCGCGGATTGGCGCATAGGCCGCCGGCAACCTACGCCGGGAGCGCGCGCGAAGATCGAAGCGCTGTACAACATCCCTAAGCATGCATGGCATGTGCTCCCGGGTTCGCGGCTAGACGGTGACCCGGCCGGAGCTCCCGTGATCCCGCTAGTCCCCGGCGGCTTCGTGGGAGCTCCCGCGCCGGACGCCGGGTCCGGTCCCGATCCGGACCTGATAGCCGCGCCTTCGCCTTCGTCGCTAGAAGATTGCCTAGCGCTCCTAGCTGTTCTGCGGAAGGACCGGCAACGCGAAGGCCTACTCCCGGCGGATCGTATCCGCCTAACGGACGCGGAAGGACGCATCCTATCGTTGCGCGCGCGGCTCGAACAAGCGAACGAACTAGCGGAAGATCGCTACGTCCGCGATCATCCGGCGTTCCGGCGCTTCTGCAATCTAGTGATCGAAGCGTTAGAACCGCATCCGGCCGCCGCTAAAGCTGTTCAGGAAGCGATCAGCCGTGCGATAAGAATCCGTGACAACAGCCATACAAACGGAAGTAAACCGGCGTAAGCTAGTCACCGGTCCCGCGCCGTCGCTATGGACATTCGAAGATGCGTTCCTGCTACGGCTGAACAAGCTGTTAGAACGCACGCTATACATCCAGTTCCCCCATCCTAAGTACGCCGATAGTCCGGAGCGCTTCTTCCGCGACGTTCTAGGCGTAGCGCCGTGGTCCCGACAGATCGAAATAATGAACGCGGTCCGGGACCACGATCGCGTTGCGGTTTGCTCCGGACACAAAGTATCGAAGTCGCATACGGCCGCCGGGATAGCGCTATGGTTCTACTGTTCGTTCGCGGATGCGCGGGTCGTAATGACTTCGTCTACGTCGCGGCAAGTCGATCAGATCCTATGGCGGGAGCTCCGCATGATGCGCGCGCGCTCCGGCCGTTGTCTCGAGTGCAAGGCGAAGGACCCGACCGGGATACTAATCAAGCGGCCGTGCGAACACTCCGCGATGATAGCCGGCGAACAAGGGGAACTAGCTCGAACCGGTTTGAAGTCGGATGATTTTAGAGAGATCGTCGGGTTCACGGCGAAGGAAGCCGAAGCCGTCGCGGGGATCAGCGGACGCCGGTTGCTATACATCGCGGACGAAGCATCCGGCATAGACGATATAATATTCGAAGCGATCGAAGGGAACCGCGCCGGCGGAGCTAAGATCCTAATGCTATCGAACGGGACACGGAACGAAGGCGAGTTTTATAAAGCCTTCCATGAAAAGGCCAAGCATTACTGGACTACGCGCATATCGTCCGAAGAGTCGCCGAACGTCGCGGCCGGCCGCGTAGTGATCCCCGGGTTAGCCACGAAGGAATGGATAGAAGAAAAGAAGCTGGAATGGGGCGAAGATAGCGCGTTGTATATCGTCCGCGTCAAAGGCGGACACGCGCAGTATGAACAGGCGAAGATCTTTAGCGTGCATATGATCGCGCAAGCCGAACGGCGATGGCATGACACGATCGAAGCCGGCCGTCTGTACATAGGCCTAGATCCCGCGGGACCGTCCGGGATGGGAGACGATACTTGCTTCGCGGTTCGTCGCGGCATGAAGCTACTAGCGCTCCGGATGTTCCGCGGACTGAACGATGATGCACACCTAGCACATCTGCTAATGCTGCTATCTGAATTCAAGTTGCCGCGCGAAGTCCCGGTAGTCGTAGTTGATCGCGAAGGCGTGATCGGAGCTACGCTGTTCGGCAAGCTCCGCGCGTTCGTCGATCAAAGCGGCGGCGCGCCTATGTTCGAAGTCGCTAGCGTCCGCTACTCCGATCGCGCGATCCGCAAGCCGCAACTTTACGATCGCATGCGCGACGAACTAGCGGGGAATCTCGAGCAATGGTTCCGCGACGGCGGCGCCATTATCGAAGACGTCCAGCTAGCCGCGGAGCTCCACATACTCGAGTGGAAGCAAGCCATCAACGGCCGGCTAAAAGTCACGCCGAAAGATGTTATCCGGAAGCATCTAGAAAGATCTTGCGATCGTTACGACGGCCTAAGCCTAGCAGTGTGGGAACCTATCGGGTTACAGCCGGACGTTCCGGAGTCCGCGCAGCCGATAGCGAAGCGCGAAGGCGCGAACGGTAGCGCCTACAACGCGGAGCAAACGCTAGATCCCTACAGCGGATCGGAGTGGTGGCGCCGGTGACCCGCGGCCGCCGGCTTCTGATCGCGCTTGTTCAGGTCACGCCGGCGCGGGAGATCGCTGCGCGTTGCGGATGCGATCCTTCGTGCGTAAGCATGTGGCTAGCCGGCTACAAGACTCCGTCCCCGCGCGCGCGGGTCCGGTTAGAGCTGAACTACGGGATACCTCCGGACGCATGGATGGCCGTCCAAGCGTCGCGCAGCCGCGCTAGCCGCTAGTTGTCCGGAGCTCGCGGCTTCCCGCGGCATGTTCCGCCGTAGTGGACTTCCGAACGTCGCTAACGCTAGCCACGTCCCGGCTGTTAGGTCGGTCGACCTATACGGCTCCGCCGCCTGTTACCGGCGCTATTGATATCGACGAAGCGCGCCGTAACACGAACGGCGGACAGCTACAGATGCCTACCGCGACGCAATCGCGATGGTATCTAGCCGATCTAGAAACGGCCGAACACAACGCGGATAACGGGGACCTGCGTCTAGCCGGCCGGTTGATGGCGGCCGCGCGGCGCGACGGCGTTCTGTCCGGCGTTCTGTCGACACGAACGTCCGGCCTAGTCCGGCTCCCGCGGCGCTTCCGCGGCGACCCGGCGATCGTTGAAGCGTTCACGGCCGGACGGCAGTCCGTTCGTTCGCTGTTTGACGAGATGTTTCCGCCGGCGGAGCTCGCGTTGCTAGCCGCGGACGGCGAACTACTAGGCGTAGGTATCGGCGAATTGATTCCGGTTGTAGGTCGGGACTTCCCCGTGTTTTGCAGGCTCGATCCGCAATTCCTTTTATATCTGTGGAGCGAAAACCGCTGGTATTACAATTCGGTTGTAGGACGTTTGCCGATCACTCCCGGCGACGGCCGCTGGATGTTGCACACTCCCGGCGGCCGGATAGCTCCATGGAACAACGGACTTTGGCGCGCGCTAGGGCGTAGTTATATACGCAAAGATCACGCGAATTGGCATCGTGATAATTGGGAAGCAAAATTAGCCCATCCGGCACGTATCGCGTTTGCGCCGGCCGGTAGCACGGAGCCGCAGAAGGACTCGCTGTTTCGCGCGCTTTTAGGGTGGGGAATCAACACGGTTCTAGGCTTACCGGTCGGATACGATTGTAAGCTCCTTGAAAGTAACGGCCGCGGCGCTGATAGCTTCGTGCAAACAATTGCGGATCAGAACAATGAGATCCTGATCACGATCGCCGGGCAGACCGTCAGCACGGAAGGCGGAAAAGGTTTTAGCTCAACGGATCTGCATCGCACGATCCGCGCGGACCTGATTCAAGCTACCGCGGATTCGCTTGCGTACACTTTGAATACGCAAGGCATCCCCGTGTTTACCGCGCTCCGCTACGGACCCGAAGCTGTCCTAACGCGGCCTTGCATCATGGAATACGACACGTTGCCGGCGAAGGATAAGAACGCCGAAGCGTTGACGCTAAACACGGTAGCGCAAGCGATCTCTCAGCTAACCACGTCGCTAACAGGTTCGAGCGAAACGCTAGATATCAGCGCGATCTGCGAAGACTTCGCTGTCCCGGTCGTAGCGAAGCCGGAGCCGGTAGCGGCCGGCGGCTTGCGGCTGGTAGGCGGGACAGATGTTGATAGTGCGGACGGCGACGCCGGCGCCGGCGCGGCGACAGACGGCGGCGCGGACGTAGCAGTCGACACGGCGGCCTCCGGCAAGCCGGCGCAAGATTCGGCGCTGAACGGCGCTCAGGTCACGTCCCTTGTAGGCATAGTGACTAGCGTTGTCCTAGGGCAGCTCCCGCGGGACGCAGCGATCGCTATCATGCAACGCGCGTTCCTAGTGGACGAAGACGAAGCGGCCGCGATGTTAGGATCGGCCGGACTCGAACCTACGCCGGCCGCTTCCTTACCCACGTCCCCGGCCGCGCCGCCTTCGAGCGGAGCTCCCGAAGCGCCGCCGGCGAAGGGAGCCGCGGCGTGATCTACCAGCTCCCTAGCCGGCATGGTCCGCGCGCGATCCAACCGTCCGCGTTGTCCGAAGCGTTCGCCTGTAGTTCGAAGCGACAGAACACGATCCGCGATGGCATCGCGATCGTAGATATCTCCGGTCCGCTCGAACATCGCGCGCATGCGTTCTGGGACTCCTACGAAGAGATTTTAGAACGTGTCGAGTTAGCGCTAGCCGAAGCTTCGCCGGCCGTGATCCTTCGCATCAATAGTCCCGGAGGCGAAGCGGACGGTTGCCTAGAAGCGGCGCGGCGAATCCGCGCGATGTCCGCCGCGGCGAACAAACCGATCTACGCCCACGTAGACAAGCGCGCTTGTTCCGCCGCGTATGCACTCGCAAGCGGCGCCGATAAGATCTATTGCGACGCTACCGCGATCCTAGGTTCGATCGGCGTGTTAGCCGTTCGCGAAGATCTATCGCTTCGCAACGCGATGGCGGGTTTACGCGTTTCGCTGATCACGTCCGGCGCGCGCAAGGCGGACGGCAATCCGGACATCCCGGCGACGGACGCGGAGCTCGAAGCGTCGCAAACGATCGTCAATGAACTAGCGGAGCTGTTCTTTACGCTAGTTCGTGATCTGCGCGGAGTAGACACGCAACCGTTAGAGGCCGGGATCTTCCTGGGCGCTAGCGCTGTAAGAGAACGGCTAGCGGATGCAGTCATGCCGCTAGACGCTCTGATATCTCTAATCACTACAAATGGAGCGATAGCTATGACGGCGATGGAAGAAGCGCGCGCCGCGCTTGCGAAGATAGCGGCCGGGGAAGGTCCGGAAGCGATCGCCGCAAAGCGCGCGCTTGCGGCTATGGACGAAGAACCGAAGCCGGAGCCGGACGCGGAAGGCGATGATCCGGAGCCGGACGCAGAAGGCGATGATCCGGAGCCGGACGCGGAAGGCGATGAACCGGACGGCGACGAAGGCGAACCGAAGCCGAAGCCGAAAGCGGCCGCGGCGAAGGCGGCCGCTAGCGCGGCGCGCGCGACCCGCGCCGGGAGCTCCGCCGCGGCAATGGCGGCGAAGGCCTTGCGCAAGATCGAAGCCTTGCAAGCGTCGATCGCGCAGGAACGCGAAGCGGCGCTCCGCGAAGCTGTCTACGCGCAGCGTCCGGACTGGACTCCGGAGCTCCGCGCTAGCATGGCAAAGGCGCCGCTAGCGGCCGTCCGGGACTTCGCGCGGACGTTGCCTGTCCAACCGGCCGGCGCTACCGCGACGGCGGCGCTAGCGGCCGCAAGCGCCGCGGGGACGCAAGGCGCAGCCGTAACGGGTCCGCGCTTGCCGGCGGCCGAAGCGGCGTCCCTAGCGATGGCAATGGGCCTTGTAGGTGAACAGCGCGGGATCATCTCGAGCGATCACAAGTTGTCGTTAGGTGTTGTTCTCCCGGCCGCGCCGGCCGCCGCGAACGGAGCTAAGCCGTGACAGATCGCATGATGATCGCTGCGTCGTGGGGTTATCACGACTTCGTTCTAAAATCCGCGGCCGTCGCGGAACGCGGCAAGCTAGCGTGTCTAGACACGGCCGCAACGGACGGCTTCGTAGTCCCCGGCGCCGCTAGCGCTACGTTGCTACCGATCGGGATGTTCATGTCTTCGCTAACAGGCGATGGCATCAAAACAGTTCAGATCAAGCTATTCCATGAGATCTGGCTGTTCTGGTGGGACAACGACACGGCGGCGCCGCTAACAGTCGCGGACGTTGGCCACGTCGCTTACATCAAAGATGCACAAACAGTCTCGAAGGATAGCGCCGGACGCAGCGCCCTAGGGACCGTGTTCGCAGTCGATCCCGCGAAGGGAGCGCTTGTGTTCTCTTCCTATCCATTCCTAGCGCCGGCTGCGCCGCCGGTAATTCCGTAAGCGGCCGCGAACGCATAGGGAGATCAAAACATGGCAACTATCACGCCGGCGTTTCTATACGACCTTGAATCGAACATGCGGACCATTACTTCCCAAGAGTATGGCCGCTTGACTAGCAAGCTATGGTGGCAATCCGTCGCGAAGACGATGCCTTCAATGGCGCTAAAAGAGCGCCTAACATGGCTACTCGACACGGCGCGCATTCAGCGGACCGGACACGGCGGCAATATCGAATTTGAAGATATCGTGTCGCTAACCACGGAAGTTGAGAACCTGAACGCGGCCGCGGGACTCACGATCAAAAAAGAGAAGTTCGAAGACGTTGATGGGAACGGCATAAATTATGCCGCGCAGTGGTCTAGAACCGTCGGCAGTTATGCGAGCTATTGGCCGCAAAAATGTGTGGCGCAAGCGATCCTAGCGAACCCGCCTACCTACGACGGGAAGCCATACTTCGCGAAGGATCATCCTACGAACCCGTTCCGGCTTGCCGCCGGGACATACGCGAACGTGTTCACGGGAGCTCCCGACGCTCCGACCCGTTATCCCGGCGCGCTCCCTATCCATGATGATGGGACGGACGATCAAAGCGCCGGCGGCGTGTCTGTCGCTAAAGCTATCTCCCATCTTTCAAAGGCGATCGCATATATCAGCGGAACGATCAAAATGCCTAACGGCGAAGATCCCCGCTTCCTACGGGTCGCATCGCTGTTCGTTCCGCCGGCGATGGTAGCGCGCGCGCAGCAACTAACGAACGCGAAGTTCATTGCTCAAGTCGCGGCAACCGGCGCCGCCGGCTCCGGCGACGTAGAAGCCATCATCCGGAACTTCGGCTTAGGCCAACCGATCGAAGTCCCGGAACTAGGCGGCGCGTTCCCCGGCGGCTCGGATACAACATGGTACCTAGGCCTAGAAGACATTCTAACAAACGAGCTAGGTAGCTTTTCCTATATCAATCGGGAAAGCTTTTCCGTCCTATATTACGGGCCTCAAACGGACCCGTCGCTAGCGCGCATCCGCGAATTCCAGTGGACTACGGAGGGACGTAACAGCGTGCTCCCGGGACATCCGTATCTGTTTCACAAGATGATGGCTACCTGAACGGACTGCGCGGGAGCTCTAAACTATGCCCGGGACTACGCCATATCTAACCTGCGAACAGTTCGCCGATATCAGCGTGGTTCCGGCGGAGTTTATTCGAGAGATAGAAGATCGGACGCCGGGATGGGTCGACAACCGGCTCCGTATGATCTCCGCGTTCGTCGATACGCGGCTAGCGAAGCGATATGATGCGCCGTTCAAAGCGCCGTATCCGCTAGCCGTAATCGACTGGATAAACAAGATCGTATCTTTTGATGTGTGGCTGCGCCGCGGAGTGGAACCTACGGACGCGGAGATCAGCGAATACAAGGTCCAATGCGTAGCCGCCTACGCGGAGATCAAAGAAGCGGCGGACGCTATCGACGGGTTATTTGACTTGCCGCTGCGCGCAGACACGGACGCCGGCGGCGTGACCCGCGGGTTCGTCCGTTCGAGCTCGCAACAGTCCCCGTATGTGTGGGCGGACGAACAGCGGGAGCTAGGCCGGCAACAGGATCAAGGGAACCGCTAGCGCGATCGAACATGGCAACGCTCGAAGAAATAGAAGCGCGAATCCGCGCGATGCCGGAAGGCGTAGTCCGGGAGTCCGGTCCCGTGATCGCGGATCAGATTAAGGAGCTCCTGCTAGTCACTATGCGCGCGCAACAGACGCCGGACGGCAAGCCATGGCCGAAGCGTCTAAAGGGAATCGGACCGGTTCTAGTGAACGCGGCGGATGCGTTGCGGGTCACGGCATACGGTCCGCAGATCTTCATTCGCTTGCTAGGTATCGAAGCACGGCACCATTACGGCTCGATTCGCGGCTCCGTGGTTCGGCAACAGATACTCCGCGGCCGTCGCTATTCGCCGAAGATCGCGCGCGCGATCGGCAACACTGTGTTGCTCTATTTCAATCGGATCGCCACTAGCGGAGCTAGACGCAGTGGGTAATCCCGTTACGACTCCGCCGGGTCCGCTTGCCTTGCCGTGGCTATACGCCGCGGTATCGGCGCGACTAGCCGCGGATCAAACGCCGGTAACAAACGCGTTCGGTTGGCGCATCCCGGCGCAGCATCCGTATGGCAATCGCATTGCATGGGTTCCGGGAGATCCTAGCGGGTCGCTAGGTCTAACCGGTCCCGTCCGGAACCCTGGCGGCTTACCGCGTTCGCTAGCTACGCTGAATGAAACGTTCACGTGCATCATCTACGGCGAAGATCTCAGCGAACCGGAGAACGAACTAAAGCAGTATTCCATGTGTCGCTATCTTCGGGACGCATGGTATCGCGCTGTTTATTACGTGGCATACGGCGCGTTTACGCTCCGGCTCGAGCAATGGATTACTGATCGGCTCGAACGCCGTCACGGCGCGGCGCTCCGCTGCGTCTGCGAACTACAGACGAACGTCCCGGACGTTCCATGGAACGGCGGCGGCGCGGGTCTAGCTCCGATCGATACCGGAGCGGAGATCGATGTCACGGAGCTAGACGTTACAGAAACGATCCTAGCGCAAGCAAACGAACCCGAACCGCATGGGTAATACGACATGACACAACCGCAAGTTACGATTACGGAGATCGATAACGCGCTAGGTATCCTTCCCCCTAGCGCCGGCGCCCTAATGGCATTCATCGGACCGGCTAGCAAAGGCCCGATCAATACTCCGGCGGCGTTCGGACGAACTACCGATCTGTCCCTGAACTTCGGCGACGGTCCGACGGTAGAAGCGGCCGGCTACGTGCTTACGAACACGGGGAAGCCGGTTGTTATCGTTCGCGCGGAGACCGGCGCGACGGTCCCACCTAGCGTTGGCGAAGTCACACAGATCGGACCCGGGACCGCGATCCTAACGGCGGATGCGAGCTCCGCGCCGGAAGATGATTACGGCTACGCGATCCGCGTAGTCGCCGGCGGAACGTTAGGAACGGACCCGATTCAATATCAGGTATCGCTAGACGACGGCTACAACTACGGTCCCTATCTACAGCTCGAAGCGATCGCGGGACCGCCGGCTACCGCGACGATCATTATCGGCGCTACGACGTTCAACGTAGCCGCCGGGACAATGCCGCAAGGCACGATCTACAAAGCGACGGCGATCGGTCCTAGCATTGACGGCGTAACGTTAGCTCCGGCGCTTGACGCGCTAGGCCTGTCGCAACTTGTGTGGGATCAAGTTGTGATCGTAGGTGACGTGACTCCGGAGCTCGTGGGAGCGATCGATCTCAAGATCAAAGGCTTCGCCGGCCGCGGCAAATATCGATCGTGGCTAGGGAGCGCGCGCGTTCCGGAGGCGGAAGAACTCGAGTCTGAATACCTAGCCGATCTGTCCGCCGCATACATAGACGCGGAGACGGTTCACGGGACCGTATGCGCCGGCGCAGCGCGGGTTATCTCCGGCGTGTCCGGACGCAACTACCGCCGGCCGGTAGTGTTCGCCGTCGCGGGAGCGCAAGCCGCTGCATCCGAAGAGATCAATACTGCGGACGTGAACATAGGCGCGCTAGACGGCGTGTCTGTCCGGGACCGGAACGGGAACATTATAGAGCATGATGAATCTGCTACGCCGGGTTTAGATGATGCGCGGTTCTGTGTATTGCGAACTTGGGATGGCTATCCCGGCGTCTACATCAACCGGCCGCGCTTGATGGCGGCTCCCGGGTCGGACTTCCAGATCATCCCCTATCGCCGGGTTATGAACTTAGGCGAAGCCGTTTTACGCAACTACTTCATTCGTAGATTGAACCGGCCTATCCGGGTCGACACGTCTACCGGCTTCATACTCGAAGCGGATGCACTCGAGATCGAAGGCGGCGCGACCAATGCGCTCCGGTCCGCGTTGCTAGCGAAGCCGAAAGCGTCCGGCGTTCAGTTCACGCTGTCACGAACAGATAACGTTCTAAGCACTAAAACTATCACCGGGACCGCAAGGCTAATCCCATTGGCCTATCCCGAATTCGTGGAAGTTCAGATCGGATTCTACAATCCGGCGATGGCTTTTGCCGCGTAGCTAACAACGGCCGAAAGGAGGCTCGAACGTCATGCCAGATGCAATTCGCGTCAACGGAAACCAACTCAGCTGGGGCTCCATTCGCCTTATCGTAGATGGAGAAAATTTTACTGGATTTTCTAGTATCGTTTACGGTGATAAAAGAGAGCGTGTCAAAGCGTTTGGAATGGGAAGGCACCACGCCGCTAGAGGCCGTTCCGCCGGAAAGTATACAACCGAACCCGTCAAGCTAACCGGTTGGCGGAGCTCCACAGAGTTACTTCGCCGCTCCCTAGCGCTTCGGTCGCCCGATCAGATCAGCTATGGAAGTGTCGAGTTTATGATCGTGGTTCTATATTCGGAGATGTTCGAGCCGAACATAGACGTTCAGATCACGGGATGCGTTCTAGTCGGACAGACGGTTAGCGACGAAGAGTCCCCGGACCCGTTGAAGGAAGAACTAGAGATCGATTGCATGGCCATCCGGCGGAACGGCTTGACGCTGTTCGATAGCATGGAGATCCCAGTCCCCGTCTAGCCGTAGCCGGAGCTCCCGCGTAACCCGTCCCGCGTAACCCGTAACCCGAAGCTAACAGGTAACCCGATATGAGTAGCGACATTGAACAACAGCTCGAAGCCGTCCGCGCCAAGCGCGCGGAGCTAGCGGACATCGCGAAGCAACGGCTCGAACCATCCCCGGAAGAAGCGCTAGCACTCGAACAGCGCCGGCTAGCCGAAGACGAAGCGCTTGACGCGGCGCAGCGGCAATACGGCGCGCGGTCCGTCCGCATGGTCCGGACAGACGCCGGAGCCGTGATCATCCGGCGGCCGCATATCGCCGCCTTCCGCAAGTTTCAAGACGCCGGCGAACTAACATCTGAGAACGCGGAAGAGTTAGTCAAAGCTTCGTTAGCCTTTCCTAGCAAGCCGGAATTCGATCGCTTGATGCGCGAAGTCCCGGGAGCTCTAGTCCAGTGTGCTAGCGTTTGTGTCGACCTAGCCGGGTTCCGCGCGGCGGACTTGAAGGCAAAATCCTAACCCTACGATCGCAAGCGCGCAGCGACGAAGGCGCGGCCGCCCAGTGCATTCTCGAAGCGCTTGGATACCGCGAACCGGAATCTACCTCCGCGCATGCGCGCGCCTTCGTAGGGGCAATGATGATCGCAGAAGTCGCTAGGGAACTAACCACGATCCGCCGGATCTTGATCAAAGCGCTAAGCAGGGACTAGCCGTTATGCCAACACAGGATCGCGCTACATATACCGTTGAATTGGTAGATAGCGCGTCCGACGCAGCCACGTCCGCGGCGGACGCGCTAGGCCGCTTGAA